CTCCCCCCGTATATTGGATTAGTTTGACTAGATCTCTTGTGAAAAGAGATATGTTTAATTTAGTTCAAAATACCTGGCTAGTCTAACCGGATATTTATCTGATCAAAAGTACAACTTTTGTAACACATTAATTGTGTTTTTTAGTAAAGAGGAGTTTAAAGTACTCACTCGAAGTCGCATCCCAAGCGACACTCCACCTTTTAGGTGTCTGCGTAATAGTTATACCGCAGAATTTAGAATAACCCCACATTTATGTGCTGTCACATTAAACCAGTTAGTGACAGATTGTTTTCTGGAGTAAATTTATTTACTGGCATTTATGCCTTAGAGATTACATTACAATCGAAGTTGTAATCTCGTTGCTTCGTAGCGTATGGTCCCATAAATCCTTGGGCGCTATTTTTGAACGGAGAGGTTTTTAATTTTAAAAACCCTGTCCCTTATATAGACGGTTGATTCATTGTCTATGTTAGTATCTTCTGGATCGCTTCTTTTGCTAAAGAAAATGGTAGAAAAGGTAAGATGAGCAAGAAACAGGATAAGCGTAAAGCCGCTAAGGTTTCTAATGGGAATGTGTCAAATTCCCAATTGTTGAACAAGGCCAATGGAAATAGAGATGCTATTTCCAATGATGATAATAATCATCGACATTCAAAGCTCGATATTGAGTATAAAGAAGAGGATACAAAGAATGTATCACACGAATTGGCTATTACCAGGTCACGGAAGATAAATTCTGAGAAATTTGAAGAATTCTTGGAAAAACAAAAAGAGGTTAAAGATATTGACGTTTATCTTAAAGGACTTAGAAAAGAACCCGCTCTAATTAGAGAAATAGTTTCTAAATCTGATAAAAATGAAGATAAACGAGGAAAATTAGTTGATTTTTTTCTCACCCCTGTTGTTTTAAAAACATTCGATTTTAGTAAATCTCATGTTTTGGGTCAGAATAAATTCAGGAATGCACTTGATATGCTTATTGAATTGTCTAAGGATTCTCATTATGATGCTAAGAAGTGGTTAAGCTTCAAGATTGATTTTTGGGAAGAACATTCTGGATTAAAAGGAGGTTTCCTCTCTTTTGATCCCGAAGGAAGAGTAGGAGCAAATAAAGGGAGAGAAAAACAACAAAAAGCTAGTAAATTTGAAAAAACTGAGCTAAGTAAAATTATGAAAAATAGTAAGCTTAGAAAAGATAGAGATTTTAAACAACTTTTGCATGAAACGTGTGATGTTGAAAGCAATGATTATGATAAAGGTAGACAATTGGTCTCAAAAAAGAATGTGCCTCGTCTATCAGAACTCGTAGTAAGGAAGAATACTTTAAATAACTTGGAAAGAGAACTTAAGAACTCTCTCCTCGATAAGGGTCTTCAACGTAGAGTGAAACTTGAAGAAAAATTAGCCAAAAAAGAAACTAGACTTGCAATTGTTGCGAACAAGATAAGGTTAAAGGCTGAAAAACATAAAAGGAAATCTATTGCAGGACATTTGAGAGCTCAAGCCTTAAAGCAGAGTGCTGAAGGACATGAGCTTATCGAATTTAAAAAGGAAATATCTTTCGAGGAAATCTATGAAAAAATGGGTACCGGATTGAATTATTCACTTAGAAAATTCATAGAATTGGTACAATCGTCTGGAATGAATGAAAGAGATATTGATTTTTTCATCACACTTACGAGTTCTTGTTATTTAATAACTAGATCAGTTGTGTATGCAGACAGTATCGGATTAGGAGCGTCTATTTATAGTCTCCTATCTCAATTTACAAATAATATTAAGATCAAATTGTCCATATCAGCTGTTTCATCAGTGGCAAATTTCTTAACATCGACGGTTACTTGGCTTATGAAGAAAGAAGTCCAAATTCTAGAGGATGAGAAAAGAAATTGGATGGATTCAATAGAGTATTTTGTGAGTAATGTGTTCAGTAGTGCTGTTACAAAGATAATAGCAGGTGTGATCGGAGTATTAACATCTTTGAAATTATTTGGGAAAACAGATGCTAGTATTATGCAATACTTTATGGGTAGATTTAATGTACCACAGACGTTTCCTGAGTTGCTTCAGAGCATTATGAAGGTTATTTCTCAAATGGGAGAATTTTTCTCAGTATGGATATCACAAGGTCTCATGGCTGCTTTGCAATCACGAGATAAAGTAGACGGCATTGTAACGGAAATGAGTTATCTCATTACTAATAGTACTCAATTGTATACTGGACTACCTGTTAGGGGTAAAATAAGTGAAGAAGAATATCTTGATAGATCTTCACGAATCTTAGACGTGGCGATTGATTATTTAAAAGTTATGGCAAAAAGTCACTTCAATTATGATAAATTACTAAGCCTTAAGGTTAAACTTACAGAAAATTTTGATGCCTTGCAGGCTAAACGAAACTCAGAAAATAGAATTGCACCATTTGCCATAATGATACCGGGCCCACCTGGTATAGGTAAATCCACTATAGTAAATTTATTTTATTATATTATGGGGCGTGTTAGAGGTAGAGCTTTTCATCCTTCTCAGGTATATCCAAGGAATATAGATTCAGAATATTGGGAAGGTTTTGATGGAATTCGTCATCCTTACATATGTTATACCGAAATAGGGAATGAATCATCCAATATAGCTAAGAATCAAATAGATCCTGCTATAAAAGAGCTTAATTCTGTTATTGATTGTCAAGCTTACTGTCCTAACATGGCAGCGCTTGAAGGAAAAGGGAAAAACTATATGCACCCATGGTTAGTAACATTAATTACCAATAATGAGTCGTTGAATCTTCAGTGGAATACGAACAATCCGAGTGCTTATGAACGCAGATTTATTTATGTAGATATGGAAGTTCGTGAACACTTACGCAAAGAAGGATCATTATCATTGGACCCAGAGAAGGTGTCTAAAGCAAATTTGGTTAATCCTTATGACGCTTGGACTTTTTCAGTAAGAAGAAAAGTTCCGAGTGAAAAAGCAGGGTTCAAGTCAAACAATGTTTGGTTAAAGAGAAACGTTGATTGGGCAGAAATGGTGCAATTTATGGCAGAGTTGATGAAAGCCCATATAGAAACACAAGTTAAGGCAAAAAAGAGATTTAACCATCCAGGTGATATTTTAGATTCATTTTCATTTGACAACATAGAAATGGACGCTTCTTTATTAGAAGAAAGTGACTTATTACAATCAGCACATATAGCTAGAATGAGTAAAGGAATGAATGGAGTAGATATTATGATTAGTTCCACAAAAGACTTATATAAAAGTCTAGCGGCAAGAACAAAATCGATTTGCGAAAAGTTTAAGTTGACAGGAAATAGGAATATTACAAAACGTGCCAATACACTAGATTGTTCACAAGAACTATACAATTATGATGAAAATGTTGAATATAAACTGGTACCATTCACTGAAGAAGAAAGTATTGGTATTGTAATACCATCAATAGACGATTCGTCAGATGTTGATGCTGAAGGATTCTATAATTGTGAATGGGAATCCAGTGCAGAATTGCAAGATATAAGTTTTAACACAGATAGTGAAGAAGATGATGACATTAAGCGTGAAGGCAAAGAGGAAGAAATTCATAGTGCTGATAACGAACAGATGTACGATTTCATTAATGGACTCTTCAGTGATATATCAGAAGGGGAGTATATTCAATTCACAAAACGGAAAGGTTGTTTTGAATTTTCTAATTGCGTCCCTATGGGACATTTAGATGATAGATTAGCGAAACCCATCTTCGTAAGTAATAAGGATAAAATAACATCAATATGTATAAAAACCATTAAGATTATAAAACAAACAGGTGAATCTGTGATTACATTTTACGAAGACCAAGTTAATTTGTTTTGTGCAATATTTCATGAGAAAATGCTAGCTGAAACAATGTTTGTTATGGGTATATGGTATTTTAGTGATACTCTACCATTCGAGCTTTCATTCATCGCAAAGGTTACATCTGCCATGTTTTTGATATCACGATATGCCTCTGTACATCTTAAACCAACGTTTACAAGAATTAAGGACACCTTTATAAAAAAGAGTTTGACTTCTTACTATGAACGTACTAAAAAATCGGTTTGTAGTCTTGGCAATATGTTAACTAATACTAAAACAAAAAAGTTAGCATTGGGTACTGCCGCTACACTTACAGCAGGAGTAATAACTATAGCATCATTGTTAAAGTTTTTCAGTAATAAGAAATTACAAAATATGAAAAATGAAGATGGTGAGATCAAGGCAGAACAGCTACCAACACACTGGCAAGTTAATAATATTGCTGATAGGGCCGTTTTCTTGAGCGGTATTAGTCAATTGGAAAACAGAGTAAGAAGAAATACGGTTTCTATTAGAGTTACAGCTTATAATGAGATAAAGAGGAAAGAAGTAGCATATCAATTTCATGGATTTGGCCTTTACGATGATTTTGCACTCATAAATACACATTGTGCTTATGATGGAAAATGGGCTTACTCTCGTAGACCTTATGACTGGCTTAATGCGGTACACCTTACTGGTATTATAAAGAAAATAGATTTGGGTAGTGATTTAACCCTAGTTCGTCTGAGAGGGATACAGTTCATGGACATTAGAGATGATATATCGCTTGAAGGGAAGGTAGGAGATTACCCCACTATTGTAATAGATAATCATACATCTTGTGCAACATTGGAAAAGAATAAAGTATTGGATAATACACATTATGAAACCCTTATATTCTATTCTTATCCTAAGCACATGGATGGTTCATGCGGGCTGCCCATTATTCGTATGACGGAAAGTAATGGTTGCGAGATAATCGCATTGCACGGATTAGGTAGTACAAATGAAAAAAGTAATAGAGCAGGAGGAATTGTATTTAGTAAAAAGACTATCGATATTCCCTATATTAAGGAATTAGGAACTTTATTGATATCACCTTCTTCAGAAAATATACTTGTTCCAGAACTGCTTGATCACCATCCAAAATCTGTCTGTAATTTTGAGTATATGCCACATGTAGAAGCCATAGGAAGAGTTCCTGGTGAAATACATGTAAACGCTAAGAGTAAGCTGTTGAAAAGTAGTCTTAGTAAAACACCAGAATTTCTAAGCATGATTGAGAGATTACATTATGTTGATAATATTCATTATGGTAAACCAATTATGCAGCCCTTATGGAGGGATGGTCAATACATCAGCCCTTATAATATTGCTGCGAGAAAGATTGGTAAATTACGACCTAACCTTGACATCGTGAAGTTAGAATCTGTGGTAAGCGTCTTACTGGATAATATTTTACCTCAAATAAAACCACTTTCATATAGACCGTTGACTACTACTGAAGCTATAAACGGGAAAACCACTAATAAATGGTTTCGGAAGATGAATATGGCGACTTCTGCAGGATATGGGCTCAAGGGCAAGAAAAGAGATCATTTTTTAGAAGATGAAAAAGGTATTTTCCACCCGACAGAAGAATTAAATCTGAAGTTGGTAGAGATGGAAGAATCTTGTAAAAAAGGAATTTGTGGAACATCGATATTTAGTGCAAAACTGAAGGATGAACCTCGCCCATCAGAAAAAATAAAAGAAGGCAAGACTAGGTTGTTTTACATGCAGGATTTGGCGACTCTTATTTTATCTAGAAAGTATTTGGCACCATTTTATGCATTATTGTCAGATCAAAACAGAATATTTGGTTCTAGAGCCGGCTGTAATATTTACACTGAAAGTGAACAATTTTATTATGATATGCGTAAATTCGACAATTTTATTGAATACGACTTTAGCAGTTATGACATAACCATGCCGTATGATATAGCCTGGGCAGCTTCTACTTTTGTTTATAAGTTTATAGAAAGCAAACTAGATTATACCGAAACTGAACTGACCGTTGTTAGGACGCTCTTGACAATGGGAATGTTTCCTATCCTTGAGATAAACAAGGAACTTTATATAGCTCCTGGTATTCAATGCTCTGGGAAATACGGCACACTTGAAGACAATTGTGTTAAAGGATTGATTATGTTGCAATATTATTGGATGTTCTATCTGTGTAAGAACAGTGTGATACTTGATGAATGTTGCATAAATATTGCCGGAGATGACAATGCGCATGGTGCTATGAATAAAGATTCTGACTTTAATGCTTTAACTTTTGGAAATTTCTGTAAGGAAATATTAGATATGACATGTACTAGTGCTACAAAAGGAGACATAGAAGGACCTTTTGTAGAATTAGAAGACTTAACTTTTTTAAAAAGAACTTTTGTATATCACAACTATAAATGGCGAGGCAGGCTATCGTTGGATTCCATAGTTAGAACATTGACATGGATATTACCTAGTTCATCAATATCGGCTTATGAACATGATTTATCAAGGTACACATCAGTATTATATGAATTATGGCTACATCTTGACAAAGAAGAGTTTGAGATATGGAAGGAATATCTCAGTGCTCAACTCCCAGATACAATGCAGTTATCTGTACCATCATGGGAACGGATTCAGTTAACGATGGATCCTGAATGTCCAGCATCAATCACAATCATGGAGGAAGAATTGTGCCTACCAACTACATACCAGATAATATCAGACTTGTCTAATGATGATATAATCGAGGGAATGGGTACGGAAATCTTATTAGACAATTTAATCAACGTAGTGGACATGCCGTTGATTAAACAATCCTTGTCCGAAGATAAAATACAACAGATAACAGAAACAGAAATTAAAATAGTAACTTCTCGAATTAAACAAGTAGATACAGTTAAAGAAAGGAAAAATTTAGAAAAACGTTTGAAACAATTAACTGATAGATTAAATTGGGGCACAAATTATAGAAAAGAATCTGGAATTGGTGATACCACTTCCGGAAATATTGATTCTAGTGCTGAGAGTAAATTTGAAGTTGTTGAAGATGTAGGAGGAGACACACCATATGAAGATGACGTGTATCATCAAAGACCTTTGGGTTTCTTCAAACCGGTTTCCGTAGAGTTGGGAAAATTTCTTGAAAGACCAGTACTTATACAAACTCTTAGTTGGGCATATGGTGAACAACATTACAATGAAATAGATCCATACGTTACGTTTTTGAACAATTCTTTGGTTAGGATTAAGTTAGGGAACTATTCTCTCATAAGGTGCAACTTAATGGTAAGGATAGCAATGAGCGCTAATCAGTTTGATAGTGGAAGAGTATTAGCCACATGGGTTCCACGCACTGTGCACAACCCTGTTTATCAACAATTAGTATCATATCCAACATCAGAAGCTATGACAGGGTATTTAAGTCAATTTATGGGTTCCATTGTTATCGACATAAAGAGTAACAAACCCGTTGATATGAGATTACCATTCGTGATGCAATATCCAGTAATGCGACTATACAATGAAACAGATGGTATAGTAGCAGATAGTGATAACTTAGTAGATACTACTAACATAGGATTACTCATTTTGAAAACAATTGAAAGTATTAATTCGGCTGATCCATCTCATGATCTACAGATTCAAGTTTATGCTTGGGCAACGGATGTAGAATTGGGTTGTCCCACAAACACTATTTTAGGTGTGAAAATGGAATCTGATGAAAGAGAGATAGGACCAGTTGAAGAATATAGCACACTGATGGCCGATGTAGCGGGTAAATTAAAGAAAGTACCATACATAGGACCGTATGCAATGGCATCTACAATGTTTCTCAAAGGAATCGCTAATATAGCTGCACTTTTTGGCTGGTCTCGACCTAACATTATAGATAATGTGATGATTATCAAGAATGAACCATTTCAGAATGGTAGTGTATCTATTATAGCAGATGTATCACATAAATTGACGTTGGATCCGAAACAAGAAATAACGGTAGATCCAAGTTTTGTAGGTGTTAATGCAGATGAATTAGTTATTGAGAAAATGGCAAATGTCAATAGTTATATAGGCACATTTACTTGGGATATTAATGCAGCTCCGCAAACCTTTATAGCAAGTATACCAGTAACTCCTGGTCTGGGAGCAAATTCAATCTTGGAAGACTCATATGTTATAACACCAGCAGCAGTGACGTATGCTTCAATGCCATTTGACTTTTGGCATGGAGATCTTGAATTTACTTTTGATTTTCACACTACATCATTTACGCGGGGAAAAATATTATTTAGCTATGAGCCCACTGTTTATCAAGGGGCCTTAGGTATCGTATACAATCACCTTAATTCGCGCTTTACTACAATTGTAGACATGCAAGAAACACAGACAATTACTATTAAGGTAAAATGGGCACAGAATATTCCTTGGCTTAGAGTACCTGATACGACACATATTCGGTCAATTAATCTATTAAATACGCCGGTTCATTCAGATCTCAACGGATATTGTAATGGTGTATTAAATATTAGTCCGTTTACAAAGCTTAATAATAATGATGGATCCGATGTATATTTCGACGTATATGTTAAGGGTAGCAATTGGAAAGTAAATAGGCCAGATTATAATAATTTAAATGGATACGCAACACACATTGGATCATTATCTGAGTTTAAGCAAGAAGGCTTTTGCGAATCAGTTAGTACCATTACGATAAACGATATGGCTACTGATGATTCGGATATATGTGTAGATTATTTTGGTGAAAGACCCGTCTCTTTTAGGTCACTACTTAAACGTGAATTTGTTACGGATATTTCAGAAGCGAGCTTTACTAATTCAACGGCGGCAGGTAATTTTATTAAATACCAAGGTTGGGTTTATCCCAAAAATAAAATACCTTATTCAGACACTACTCTTTATACTACTAGGTCAGTATTTGATTATTTGAGAAATGCCTTTATGTGTATGCGTGGTTCAATGAGAAAGCGATTATTAGTATCAGGAACAGACAATTGGTATAATGCCGGTGGGGTGATCGTATCTAACGATTATCAAGGAAATATAGTAACATTTGATCCGCCCAGTATAGTGGCCAGTAGTGAGCTATTTCCTAGAGGCGCAAATACTTTATTTGTGCAACGTACTAACTGTGGAATTGAATTTGATATTCCATTCTATACTAACGCATTGTTTGTCAATACAGATAATCCTGCCAATCAGGACTTGAGTTATATGACGTGGAATGGACAATATGATGTTCAGTTTGATGAGAAAACATTAACCACGAATCCTATTAATGTAAGAGTTATTGAATTATCAATAATTGGAGAGGATTTCGGTTTCTATAGGTGGTTGTCATCACCTTATATGGTCTTACCATAATTTAAATAATGACAAAGTGTAAATACACAAGCGAGAGGACGCGATATAAATAGGTGCCTGGCACTGACC